GTGATGGCACGACGAGCAAGGATGCGAAGCTCCTCAACGGGTATGTTGAGAAGGGGGAGAAGGAAGGCGAGTACCAGTTGTACAAGCGTCCCGGACTAAAGCAGACGGGGGCTACACAGACGGGCAAGGGCTACGGAGTGTTCAACTGGGAAGGCGACGTATACTCGATCTTCGGGGCGACACTGTACTTGAACGGGGTTGCACAAGCAGGAATCCTGGACACTACTGGAGGACAGTATCGGTTTACATCCTGCCTGGGTGCGACGCATAAGCTGCAGTTGGGTAACGGCATCGCGACGTATAACTTTGACAAGGTAAGCGGACTAGTTCAAATCAGCAGCCTTACCACAGTGACCGCGGGCTCCTTCGTTGTGAGTACTAGCTACACCATTCTAGTCCCCGGTACGACTAACTTTACCTTGATCGGAGCTGCTGATAATAACATTGGAACTACATTCATCGCCACAGGTGTTGGCACGGGTAACGGTACCGCTACAACCGCAAACAACTTTCCCTCTTCGACTGTCAAAGGTATTGTGTATCTTGACAGCACGACGTATGTCATGGACTCGAATGCGAGTATTAGGGGATGCACGAGTCTGAATGACCCAACGGGCTGGACAGATATTTTGAATAGGATCACTGCGCAGATCGAGTCCGATGGCGGCGTGGCATTGGCGAAGCAGCTGGTGTACGTACTAGCACTCGGGCAGTGGTCGACGGAAGTATTCTACGACGCCGCGAATACGACGGCCAGTCCGCTGTCTCCTGTCCAGGGCGCGAAGCTCAGCTACGGTTGTAAGCACGCAGACTCTGTGCAGGACATGGACGGCGTGCTACTCTGGATTGCGACGAATAGGTCGGCGGCTCCGCAGGTGTTGCAGGTGGAAGGTCTCAAGGCCCAGATCGTTTCGACCAAGCCTATTGAACGGTTACTCGGGGCGGCAGACTTCTCCCAGGTCCGTTCGTTCGCCTTAAAGTTCGAGGGGCATCGGTTCTACGGGATCACACTGATTGCCGAGAACATTACCCTCGTCTATGACATGGCGGATAAGACCTGGGCGCAGTGGACGGACGTGAATGGGAATTACTGGCCCATCGTCGGCGCGACGTACAGTGACTCGTTAGGTCTAATCCTCCAACATGAAACGAACGGTAAGCTGTACCAGTTCGACGGCAGTTACTACACAGATGACGGGGATCTGATCACGGTAGATATCTACACCCCGAACTTTGACGGAGGGACACGGAGACGGAAGACGTTGAGCTTGATGGAGTTTGTAGGCGACCGAGCGGAGGGTAGCGTCCTGCAGGTCCGTCACAACGACCAGGATTACGAAGAGACCAAGTGGACTAACTTCCGCGAGGTCAATATGAATAGTCAGAAGCCGATTCTGGAGAATGAAGGAACGTTCATACGGAGGGCCTACCATCTCCGCCACAAGTGTAACGCGCCCCTGCGTATCCAGGCGCTTGAGCTTCAAGTCGACATAGGGACACTATAATGGCCTTTCAACCTGCACCGACTTGGGCTGAGGTAGTCCTTGTGAACCCTGAGACGAAGGAGGGGAGATTCAATCCTGTCTGGTTAAAGTGGTTCACTGACTTGACTGCCATTCTGAACTCTATCGGTAGTGGTGGTACGACGATTCAGCATAACGGGCTTAATGGTTTGCAAGGCGGTGCAACGAGCAAGTTCTACCACCTGACAGATACAGAGTACAATTCATTCGTCGGTAGCACCTGGGCGAGCCCAAAGGCAATGGGGGATACGGCTCCGAACACAATCAAGGGCACGACGATCCAAGCATCAACCGCTGGCGGCTTCAAGTCGAGCGATGGCAGTGCAGGTTACACGGGGACGCTCACGACGGCCAGCTTGTCCGGCAAGACCGTAACTATCAAAGATGGTTTGATTGTGAGTATAGTCTAATGAATGCGGTAGTGAAGTTTCAGCCAAAGGTTCCTACCAGGATCCGTGACAGGGTTGTGGAGGTGTTGGACAACGTCGCCTACGTGAACGGGAAGGTGGTTGACCCTGACGCCAGCTTCATCGCGAGCATTACGGACCAGCATATAAACCCTTGGATCGAGCGTTTCAGCTCCACGTATATTGTAGACGTGACTGCCCGCTGTAACATGGTGTGTAAGTACTGCTACTACAAAGTCGACAATGACTCGATTGATCGCAGCGCGGAGTCTGTCATTGTCGAATGTATGAAGAGCGGGTTTGACGATATCTGTTTGATGGGTGCTGAGCCTACCATGCGAGATGACCTGTTTAAGATCGTTCGCTTCCTCACCCTACATGGGAAGCGTGTAGGGATGACTACGAACGGGAAGCGGTTTGAGGAGGAGGGCTATGCAGAATCCCTTGTTGCGGCGGGACTGAAGTACGTTAACTACTCCATGCACTTTACCAAGGCAGTGAAGCCTTGGGAACACAAGGTCACTGTGCTGAAGGCGATTAAGGATAGCGGGCTGCGGGTGTGCCAGTTATCCTTCACCGTGTCAACGATTGCAGAGATGCTACACTGCATGGATGTGATTCGGTTTCTGGTGAGCAAGGGTATGCAGCCGGATCAGTTCGTGATTCGTGCAGGTGCTGCTATGGGAGCTTGTACACGGGCGTCTGGACTCTTCATGTCAGACATGGGGAAGGCTGCGTTGGCCTACGGCGCGCAGAAGATGGCGGACGGGGGGAGCAACCTTTACTATCTTGAGCTAATCTACTGTGGCAGGAACCTACACATTGTCTGCTGGCCTGATAATGACAGTGTAACGGCGTATAGTAAAACTGGTCCGGTATTCGGTACGGTACTAGGACCTATGCACAGCCCCCTGCACCAGGTCGTGCAAGCCATGACGCCGGAGCAGATTGCAGAAGAGGCGAAGGTCCTGTTACCAAAGTCTCTGGATCGCATCGTACATCAGGTGGAGCGGGACTTTGGAAAGGTCTGGGCGGTTGAACGGGAAAGTATTCCAGGAAAGATCTGGCTGCACTCCCTCATTGATCGCTGGACGTTGAATGAACGGTTGCAGTGCAAAGAAATCTGGCCGGCGTTCTTGGAGGAACTGAGGCGCCAAGGATACGCGGAAGTGTTCTCCTGTATTCCGGGGGGTGATATGAAACTGAGGAAGTGGCAAGAGCGTCACGGGCTGGTCGAGATCGGGCAGGCCGATGGAACACTAATCTTCCGGAGGGACTTATAATGGGCATTGAAGAAGCTTTTGGGGCGGCGGTTCTTGACTCGGCTGCGGCGGGTGCTGCGGCGGATACTGCAGGGGGTGCGCTACTGGGAGGTATGGGCGGAGCGGCCTTTACAGATGCGGCAGCTACGGCAGCTACTGATTGGGCAGCTGGAGGCTTTCTAGGCGATGCAGCTATGGGAGGTCTGGTTGATGCAGGCACCGGCGGCATGGTTGATATGGCAGGCTTTAAAACTGCAGTTGATTCCGGCCTTGGGGTTAGTGATGCATTGGCGGAGCAGAACTCCAACCTGTTCACGATGGGTGCGAATGGGGTTACTGGCGGCAATGACGGTTTCCTTACAGGCCTGTTTGATACAGCGGCTGACGCGGGCGGTGCTACTTCCGGGCAGTTCGCATCCGGCCTGGGGCAGACGATTGGGCAAGAAGCCGGAGCCGGATTCGATTGGGGCAGCGCTAAGTCTGCCTTGTCGTTAGCACAGAATGGTATGTCAATCTACTCCGGCCTCAAGGGCATGGACCAGGCAGACCAGATGCGGAAGCTCGCAGCGGCCAATGCGGCGAGGGCTGATAGCTGGGGCGCCTCCGGCGGCCGTGCCTTGTCGGATCAACAACTGCAAGCGTTTCTGAAAGACCCGAGTCAGGCCGCTGCACGGGACCCTGCCTACGCGCTCCGTATCCAAGGTGCTCAGAGGGCCAATGCAGTCTATGGAGCCGACTCCGGCGCCATGTCCGTTGCAGGCGCGAACGCTTCCACCGGTTGGTATGACCAACATCTGCAGCAGATGGCGGGACTCGCCGGCGCAAGTGGTACGGGAGCTGCCGGGGCACAGATCGGAATCCAAGGGCAGGAGTACGCAAACAACCTGGAGAGCGCGGGCCTTGCCTCCCTCGGCTACGGGGTCACTCGCATGGGAGCGAATCAGAACCAACTTCCTGCTAACGTGATGATGTTCCTACAGAAGATGGGGTACATGCAATGAGCGGTATGTATGGCGCACCTATAGGGCAAGGGGCCGCTGAAGCTGACATGCGTCAGGAGCGGCAGGGCTTCTTATCCGACGCGAAGGCGATGGGGGAGATCGCCATGCAGCCTGTTCAGCAGAGAGCGCTGGAGGGCCAGGTTGAAACGCAGGACATGGCCTTGCAACAGGCGCAGCGGATGCAGCAGCTTGGGATTGATTATGCAGCGGCGCAGAAGGTCGCGGAGCAAGGCGGGATACTCACGACGGATAAGGCACCAAGTGCTCAACTGTCCGCTGCGGATTCACTGCTGAAGATGGCGCAGTTCGGAGCGGACTCCGGCATGGACCCGGTGCAGCTGGCCCCGCTCTGGGAGAAGGCCGCGACGATCAAGCAGCATGAGGCGGCTGCGGCTAGCTCTGACGCGCAAGCGAAGGTGCAGGAACTCAAGGCGCAGGCAGAACGGAACGCGCAGCGGGGGGCCTTTGCGCAAGCGGCGTTGGAAGGTGGGGCAGCTAACTACGCGATGATTCGAGGGCAGGCGATTGCGAATATGCCTGCTGGCGAGAAGTCGGATCTGTCCCGCTTGCCGGAGGACTACGCGCAAGCCGTACCTTTGCTGAAGGCGGCCTTGTCACAGAGCATGTCCGTGAAGGATAAATTGGAACTGGAAGCTTCGGCCAGTCTGGACGAGGCGAGGGAGCGTCGGCAGGCTGCAGGTGCGGCGAAGGACTTTGCTGCGGTCGGTGTAGCCAAGGCACGGGAAGCTCTGCTCAAGGCGCAAACAGATAATGAAAAGAAGTACGGCGGACCGGACGCACCGGGTACGAAGAAGGCTACGGGACAGTTGACCGTGGCACAGGAGGCGACCCTCGCCGCGAAGGACCGGAAGGAGTTTCCAGGCTTCCCTGTTGAACCTGCTCTGCGGTTTGTAGGAAAGACTTATAACTATAATGGCCAACGTGTCTTGGTCGTCGCGAAGGCGAAGGACGGCACGGTGACTCTGCGGAAGATCGAAGGTGCTGCTCCTCCTAAGCGGCAAGTGACTCCCGCCCCTGACGAGGATGAATGATCATGGCAGCTGAGATACAATGGGAAGACACGGCGGCGAGTGATCCTACGGTAGTATGGGAGGGGGAGGAGCCGCCGGCGAAACCGCGCGCGACCCTACAACAGGTGAAGGACTTCGTAACTGACTCCGAGGAACAAAAGACCTACGCCAAGACGCTCGGCAAGGGAACGCTTATGCTGGGCGATATGTTCGCGGGGATACCTGGGCAGGCGTTGGCCCTCGGAGCTAACCTTGGCGGGCGTCTCGCTGCAACTGCAGCAGGGGAAAATCGCCGCACGGTAGAGCTGGCAGGGGAAGCCGGGGAGGAACTTATTCCGGAATGGATGAAGACTCCGCTGCAGACGGCTAGTAAAATACTCGGGGGCGGCGATCCCATGGACCAGTCAAAATTGTCTGGCATGATTCAAGATGCTGCAAACATTGCAGAGAAGGCTTCGAGTGGATTAGTAAGTGAAGCCGACGCGAAACTTCTATTTAACATGGTCATGCTGAAGGGCGGCGCACACGCAGTTGACGCAGGGGTGAAGGGACTGACTACCCCGAAGGCGAAGCTGCCAGAAGGTGCGATCACTACGAAGGCTGGACTGGAAGCGGATAGGGCGAAGGCGACTGATATTCCGGACAAGGGTGGAGTTGTCTGGGACGACGCCGGCCCAAATCAGCCCGCGACAGAGGCACGTGAGCCTTACAGGCAGCCGGTGGCTCCCCTGGAGGCCGGAGGTCTTACGCCGGAAGAAGCTATCGCGGCGTCCAAGCAACGGATCAAGGACGCGAAGGCAGCTGTGAAGGAGGAGACTCCTGTAGACAAGGCTGCTCGCATGGAGGCTACCATTGTCCCTAATGGCCCTGCTACGTGGCTGAGCGGCGGGGTAGAGTATCCAATTGAAGTTACGGGGGAGCCGGTCAAGGGCCCCGACGGTAAGATGTATACTCCCGCGAAGGTAAATGGAACTGACACCTGGGTGCCGACGGGGGAGCTGAACGGGAAGGTCACGGTGCCGAGAGTGGAACCGCAAGTCGGGCTACCAGAACCTGCGGAACCTACGGTACCGAAGACCCGCCTTCAAGATGGGCAGACGTTGGAGGAACTGAAGGCGGGTTCGCCGCTTGACTCCGCACTGGACAAGATGCGTAGAGGGCAGGACTTCGACATTGACGCGGTGGAGAAGGTTGCTGTACAGAACACAATGAAGGCCGGCGGGAGGATTGTCGGCCTGGACGGGAAGCCTATCGGCAGCGGATTTCAGGATGGCAACGTTGACCCGAGGCTGCTGGCGGCACTGGGCCTTACCTCGGCGGCGATCTGGGCGGCGTTGAATCCGGAGGACATGGAGAAGCTCGGGACGCTTGGCCTGATAGGTGCGACGACGCTAACAGGTAAGGGCAGGGCGTTGGAAGTCCTGCTGAAGGAATCTCGCCCCTATACCGACCCTGTGTTCGAGCATCTGTCAGGTAACAAGATTGACTTCGCCAAGCAGGAGATCACGGACCGCTTCGGGAAGACCTCAGGTGAAGCGAAGAAGGTCTTTGAACGCGTGCTGGCTACAGTGGATGGAGATAGAATCTCCGCGCACGATCTTGTCTCCGGTTGGGTAGCGGAGACAAGTGGCTGGCGGATGACCACGGAAGAGTCTGGTAAGTATGCAAGCTACGGGCTGGAGAAGATCGGTCGAGAGGTCCCGGCGCGGCGGGAGGGCGGTAATATAGTCGGGGGGCGTGATGCCAGCGCTATGCAGGATGTTACCTCCACCCTGTTCAGACTTCCCGAGCATATGGAAATGTCTGACGCGAATCACTTTGGGGACTCTCGCCTCTTCGGATGGACTCGTTCCTTTAAAGAGGACGGCGTCACTCACGTGGTGGAGGTGCAATCTGACCTTGCGCAGCATGTGAAAGAGCTGTCTCCAGAACAGTTCGTGTCACTGGTGCACGGGCAGGCAGCGATCGCCGAACAGTTAAAGATTCTCGGTAAGCCACTGGATACTTGGCTAGAGGGCAAGGGCCGTTTCGGGGGCGAGCTGGATAATGTTATTAAGCACAAGGCTGAGTTGCTCAAGGCCAACCCTGACGCTATCTTTAAGATCGAAGAAGCTATCCTTGAGCGCCTACCGAACGCTGCGAAGGACCGCCTCAACTCCTACGGTAACCTAGCAACGGAGGGCGGCGTGCTGGATGCGGTGAAGGCGCTGGAGACTGATCCTCAGATTCTCCGAGCTGCGCGAGACGGCATCAGTGCCTTTGAAGAAGCCCTGCAGATGAAACGAGCGGAGAATCGTGCCGCAATGGACGCGGGCGCAGCAGCGGGACAGCTCAGCCCGATCCTAAAGAACTGGCCCCGGAGATTGATCCGTGAGCAGCTGAATAAGTCCGCGGAGAAGGGCGAAGGGTATGTGCGCTTCGCGAGTGCTGACACGGTTGCGAAGGTGGAGGGGTGGCCACGGGAAGAGTTGCGTAAAATTTTTGGCGACGCAGAACTGCAACAGATGCGGGAAATAGCTATACGCATGGATAATGTAGAAGCCTTAGCGGAGTTTGACAAACTTGAGGCAGACCGGAAAGCTCCGCAGCCCTTCAAAGACCCTGGCCACCAGTCCATCTACAACCGTTACGCCGGCGAGATCACTCGTTACTACAAGTCCCTCGGCGGCGTCGAGTTCGCTGATGCACAGGGGCATACATGGTGGCAGGTGCCGGTAGACTCTGTGGTGATCGGCAAGGGAGCGGACATGCGGATCAAGATGCTCGGTTCCGCAGACCCGAAACTTCTCGCGGCTATCGCAGGAGGGATTGGCCTGGGTGCGTATCTTCTCAGCCCCGATAACAAATCCATGCTGACCCTGGCAGGCATCGGGCTAGGGGTAGCGGGGGGCAAGGGCGGCATGAAGGCGATGCTGGAAGCGGACCTGCTCAAGACGGCAAGGGAGGGCGGCCCGAAGGCGCAGCAAGCATTCACAGAGCTGTACACTCGTAACGCTCCGCAACTGGAACGGTCACTACACTCCTTCGAACGTACGGGAATCAGTATCCCCGATATTGTCCAGCGCTCCTTCGAAAAAGTATTCGCACGGATAAACAACTTCGAAGAGAACTCAAAGCTCAGCACGTACCTGTATCGCACTGCCCAGAACGAAGCGAAGAACGCTATCCGCAATATGAAGGTGCGGCCCGAAACGTCTGAGATGACCCCGGAGATGGAAGAGACTCTTGGGCATGATGTGACGCCTGCGAGTATCGCGCAGAACAAGTTACTCGGTGAACGCATGACTACCGCACTGGAGAAGGTGGAGCCAAGCTTCCGGGAAGCCTTCCTCATGCGGGAAGCCGATGGCCTGTCGTACGAAGAGATCGCGGACCGGACAGGTGTGCCAATTGGAACTGTACGATCGCGTATCAGCCGCGCGAAGGACCAGTTGCAACGCTACCTGCACGACTACGCAGACGCGACGGGGCAGCGTGGGGCAGCTACTCCTGAGCAGATGGTTAAGCTTGCAGGGGTTGTAAGTGCGACAGCGCTCGGCGCGTACCTAGATTCGAAGCATCCAGTGGAAGGTGCGCTGCTGGGTTTCATGGGCGGCGTGCTGGTCGCCGGTGCGAAGCCAAAGGCGATTGGAGAGTTCATCAATCGTATGCAGAACGAGGCTGCGTTTCTTGACGTTGGTAAACAGATTCTCGCGAGTACCTATAACAAGTGGGCGAGTGAACGAGCGGCATATTCCTTCGCTGAACGTATGTACGAAGAGCATCCCGTGCTGGCTCGTCGCGAGGCGATCTACAAATACTTAGAGGGAGAGGAGCCACAGGTGTTGACGGCTGCTGAACTCAAGACGGCGGAAGGCGTGAAGGCATTCTTTGAAGAGCGAGGGGCAGCGGCTAAGAAGGCCGGCGTGATTCGGGAAGTGATTGATAACTATGCTACGCGTATCTACGGGAAGGAAGCGCTTGGCTGGTTACGCGAGCGCAGCGTGGGCGACTTCAGTACGAGCAGCCCGTTTGGAAAGTCCCGCGCATTCCCTACTCGCGCACTTGCGGAGGCGAATGGCTACAAGGTTATCTCGATGGACATTGCTAAGGTTATGGAAGAGTATAACCGCAGTGTGACGGACGCTATTGAGAACCGGAATCTGGTGAAGGCCCTGCGCGAACATCCTACGGGATTTGAAGAAGGCCAGACGGTTATCATGAAGGAAGGGAAGGCCCCGAGGGACTATATGTTCATCGACCACCCGCAGCTGAGAGGGTTCCGTGTCCACCCTGATACGGTAGGGGATTTGCGGATGCTGTTCGACTCGTTTAATCCTGGCGCTATCCTTCGGATGCTGGACGTGATTAACACTACGCAGAAGCGGGCGACGGTTAGTATGTCTCTGTTCCACGCGGCAGCTATCACCCATGCAGCGATTGGTGCGATGCCGCTGCGCAAGGGGATTCCGATGGCTGCACAGAACCTTGCGCAGACGCTCGGGCCTCGAGGACTTGCGATTGTCGGGGGCGGGATTGCGGGCAGTCAAATGTCGGATGACCATTCGATGCTAGGGATGGTGGCGGGTATGGCCGCAGGGGGTGCGATCGGGAAGTACATCCCGCATCAGATTCTTGGCGAGAACACGATGCTGAAGCAGCTGAGGTCGGGCGAAGCTGGCGACATGATTGACACGGCGGCGAAGTATGGATTCCGTCCAGGCTTCGAACGGGCCGAGCCTACCATCGCTGACCTGCAAGGGAATTACTATCAAGCGATTGGAGGGGTGTCCGCGTATCTGGATAAGGTAGTCCCGGGCCTTGGTAATAATACAGTTGGGAAGTACCAGGACCTGATGCACGCCACGGATAGTTTTATGTTCGGACGCTTGATGCCCGCGACTAAGATTATGATTATGATGGATAAGGTACGTGAATTATCCCGCAATAATGCACGGGATGTTGAAGCAGGTCGTGCAGCCCTTAAGTCCGAGAAGGAGGTTTATACTAGCGCGATTTCTTTCGCGGACGATATGGTGGGGGGACAGAACTATGTGAGGCTGGTCCAGGAGCTGCAGAGTCGTTGGAGCAGGTCGGTAGCTAGTGCTGCACTGGGTCCGACGGGGCAGTTCCTCGGCCGCATGAGTTTGTTCGCGATGGACTGGACCTTGTCTACAAGTCGCGGGATGATCAAGGCGTTTAGTAACCAAGGGAAGGTTGCAGCGACTGGTGCGATTGTCGGGAGTCAACTGGCGCCGGACGACTACGGTGGTATGGGGGCGGTGATAGGAGGGCTGGCTGGATTGGTCGGCGCGAAGGTAGGGGGGATTAAAGGCGGGGAGGGTTCGGGGGTGAGAGGGTTATGGCATCCAACAGAACTGGCAGATCTCCACAGGCAGTACCTCATGCGCAGTGCCTTCGTCTACACGGCGGCGATTGATTGGCTGAACGTCCAGAACACCGGCCACCACTTCTGGGAGAATAATAACTCCTCGGGAGAGTGGGACCCGACACGGCTGCAGAATGCGGATGGCACGACGACCCAGGTATCGAAGCACTTCTGGGAACCTATGCACTGGTTACTGGCACCTCGGCAACAGTTGATGAACAAGTCATCCTTCCTTGTGAAAGAGTCTGTGAGTCAGATGGAGGGCGTGGAGTACTGGTCTACCCACAAGGCTCCGAAGATGGGGAACAAACCGTTGAAGGAAGGGATGACAGTGCAAGAGATGCAGGATGCGAAGCGGGAGAATCCGACGCTAGGCGATCGGGTGGCGCATGCGGGCAGGGCGTTTACTCCCATCTCGTTCCAGGACTCTGGGGAGAGCCAAGGCATTGGCGGGATGCTTGGGTCACCTACCTACGGGCGTTCGTATACCCAAGCTGCGGAGGCGAGGGCTGCAGGGAAACGGCTGCACGAATCGCCTGAGTATAAGGCTCTCGCGGCGGCAAAGAAAGCTAAGAAGGGGAATCAATAATGACATACTTCAAGCCGGGCGATAACAACGCGGTATGCTTTGAATGCGGAATGAAGTTCAAGGCGAGTGAGCTGAAAAAACACTGGCAAGGATATTATGTATGTGAGAAGCATTGGGAGCCTCGGCACCCCCAGGACTACGTGCGAGCTGTGAAAGAGAATCCGAGCCCTCCGTGGAGTCAGCCCGTGCCGCAGGCAGTCTTTACGGCATTCTGTACCCCACAGGATTCTAGCGCAGTGCCCCGGCAAGCCTTGCCCGGCTGCGTCCGTCCGGGATTTGTTTCTCCCTTCTTCGATTTCTCCACAACCTCACCGGACTAAGGAACTGACATGCAAAACTTTGTAGACAATAGTTTACCCACGATCAAGGCGGCCTGGCTGAACCTAGTCGATGCCTGGCTGATCACTGGGGTAAAGACGAGTAACGGGGCGATCCCGCTAGTTCTGCCTAGCTCTCAACTACAGCTGACAGATACGGTTAACAGTTACTCGTCTGCGGACATTCGGAATGCTAGTACAGGAGATGCAGCTAGCTCAGACTTTGTAGCTACGGCGGATAACGGAACTGCTACGACGAACTACGTCGACTTCGGAATCAACGGTTCTGGATACGCGCAAGCTAGCTGGACCGTAAACGGAGCAGGGGATGGGTACGTCTATGCGAGTAGCGGACACATGGCCCTCGGCACGGCAGCAGCCAAGCGCCTGGACTTCTTCACAGGTGGCACACTCGCAGCAAACGTAGCAATGAGTATTGATGGGGCAGGCAACTTCTCCTTCAGAGACAAAGGGCAAGTGAATGGCGCCCTTGGCAATATCCCTATGATCGCACTACAACAATTTGGAGGACTGTAACATGGCAACTACCCCGAACTCGATAATCACTGCACAAGTACCCTATGCAGTGAATGCGGACCTAACCACGCTGACAGCTTGTACGACGCGTGCTCCGACTGCGACTGCGAGCTTGGCCGCTGCGAATATTGTGGCGTTTGTTCCCGTCAGCGCCAATGGTCGCCGGATCGACTCGTTCAGTTTGAAGGGTGCTTCCAGTTCCCAGGTTGCTCCGACGGCCGTGCAGGACGTGTTGCTGTGGCTGCATGATGGTACGAAAGCCTACCCGTTCAAGGAAGTTCAGACGACCCTCGTGACTCCGAGCACGACGGTAGGGAGCTACGAGTCCGGCCCTATCCCCTTGGGCATTGTACTGCCCGCAGGATTCTCCCTGTACATCTCCACCTCTATCACGACAACCGCAGCCACCACCGCTCTCGTCGCGACCGCACAAGGAGCTGACCTGTAATGGAAGCCTTTGCCCTTGCGAACAAGACACAGGAGTACGACGAGGCACAGACGCTCAACGTCAAGCAACTTGGCGCAGGGGCAACTGTGTTCTGGGACCTGCAGGTACAACAGAATGCAGAGCTGGTGTTGACGCAATCCGCTACTATGATGCCGCCGCTGCGGTGGAAGAACGGTCGCCTGGTAATGCTGGAGGTGATCCAGGGAGGTGCAGGGGGCTTCTCGCTAAGCTGGTCTACTGCCTTCGTGAATATGAGTGGTGCGACTCTGCAGACGACGGCGGGCTACTCGAACGTGCTAGTGTTCAAGTGCGTGCTGGTGAGCGGGCAGCCGAAGGTGATGCTGCTGTCCAACGCTGCTAGCACGAGGGCCTGACCATGCTTCCATTTAACATGGTGCCGGGGGGAGGGGCCTCGGTCGACATAGGAGACAACATCGCCAACTCGCTGATGCTTGATTCGGGGGCGAGTCAGTACGGGAGTCTTACACTAGGCGCAACACCCACTAACAACAATATTGGAACGCTTTCCTGTTGGGCAAAGAAAGTTGATACCTCAGTCAATCTAGTTGATGTAGCAATGCTCGGCTCAGGCACACCCGGCTCGAACACTGGATTTGTAGGCATCGCCGGTACTGGTGCATTAGGTGCTGTGCGGGATAACCGCATCGCGCTGATTAACGGTGGTGCTACCAAAGACTACTTTAGCTCGCAGCTACGCGATCCTACTGGTTGGCGACATTACTGTATTCGATTCGACACGACACAAGCTGTTGCTGCGGATCGAATGAAGGTCGAGATTGACGGTGCGTTGCAGACGAACCTTGGCGCGGCACTCGCACTGAATGAAGTTCTTCAATTCAATGCAGCATCTGCACCGACTCAGATTGGCTGCATCGGTGGAACGGCCGGTTACTTCAGCAATTGCTATCTCGCAATGTGGCACTGGATTGACGGCCAAGCTCTACCAGCAACGAACTTTGGCCGCGTCTCAGCTGATACCGGCCAGTGGGTTCCAAAGAACTACACAGGCACGTACGGCAACTTCGGTCGCAGGTACGACTTCAGCAACTCAGGCGCACTCGGCACTGACAGCAGCGGCAACGGTAATCACCTGACACTTAACGGCGGTATCACTTCTGCGAATCAATACACCGATACGCCGACGAATAACAGCAATGTCTGGAATGCACTGATCCCTTCGGCATCCCTGACTATTGGCAATACTAAGGTTGCTGCCTCGACTGTAGCAAGGGGAACACTTGGCATCTCGTCTGGATTAAAAGCCTATTGGGAAATAACGAGTACGGGGGGCACAACGACGGCTGGAATGTTGGACAACACCGGAACAGTAACCGCCACCACGACGATTCTAGCGGGTGTTACCAAGGGATTCCGCTTTGATTCCGGTGCAGGAACCTTCGACTGGACTACAGACGGAACAAGCTGGAACAGTATTGCTACAGGATTAGCTACGACTCCATATTTTACCTATTGCAGCACAGCAGGTGGAACCACCGCAGTTATCAACTCAGGGGCAAAGACTTGGACGGTAGGGGGTACTACACCTCCAACAGGCTTTAAAGCACTCTGCACCGCGAACCTGCCGACGCCAGCGATTATCAAGCCGAGTTTGCACTTCCAAACATTACTTGATACCGGCGCGAACATTAAGACGAATCTTGCAGCACTGTTTCCAGTCTACCTGAACTGGATTAAGGATAGAGCGAACGCTAACAATCACCAGTTGATTGACACAGTACGCGGTAGCTCTGCTGTCCTGCAATCCAACACGACAGCGGCAGAAACTACGTACACCGCACCGGCTGGATCCAGTGTTGGGTGGGCGTGGAACATGGGCGGCGCAGCAGTTACGAATAATGCGGGAAGTATTTCGAGTCAGGTATCGGCGAACGTGCTGGCGGGGCAGAGTGTTGTTACCTACACAGGCACAGGGGTGAATGCTACGGTGGGGCATGGGCTGGGTAAGGCTCTGGAGTTAGTTATCGCAAAGCCAAGAGGAATAATAGGAAGTTATTCCATATACAGTTATCCAGCCGCAGTTTTGCGCGGCTCTGATCAGGCACTTTCATTCACTACTGACGCTTCCTTTGCGGCGCCCACCCTATTTCAATCGACCCAACCAACCGCAACTGTTGTGTCTGTTGGGACTTCAACTTCTATAAATGGAAACGGTACAACGTACTTAGCCTACTGCTTCTACTCTGTCGAAGGCTACAGCAAGATCGGGAGTTTTCCGGGTAATGGTTCTGCTGATGGAACGTTTGTGTATTGCGGATTCAAGTCGCGTTACATATGGATTAAGAGGATTGACGCGGCTGCTGACTGGTGGGTTCTCGATACCGTCCGGGATACGTACAACCCATTAAGTACGCTATTATACCCAAACCTGGCCAGTGCCGATAATGTTGGCTCGTCGCTCGTTATAGACACCACAGTTACAGGCTTTAAGGCAAGAAGCACGAACGCAAACGTCAATACCGCAGGCGGCACCTACATCTTCTACGCCGTAGCTGAAGCTCCAACTAAATACTCCACTGCGAGGTAATCAAATGTTAATCCTGAATGGTAAGAAAGTAGCACTCGACTCTCCGATCACCATCAACGAGGTGCAGTATCCGAACCTCCGTGATCCTTCTGTGCGTGAGATGCTTGGCGTGGTGGAAGTTCCTGATCCGGTCATGCCTGATCTGCGTTACAACTACGTCAGCGAAAATGAGGATGGCAGCTTGACTGTCACGCCGAAACCACAGGAGCAGATTGATCAGATGTTGCAAGCGGAACTCAACGTCAAGTCTTTGGCATACCTAGCAAGCACTGACTGGTACGTGACGCGCTTTGCTGAGACTGCAGTTCCAATCCCTGACGCTGTACTGGCGCTTCGTATCAAAGCCCGTGCGGATATTGTTCACCTGGAACTGCCACGATGATTGCTTGGCTCTTCTCCCTCCATCCTGTCACACAACATATCCTTCAGCTCTGGGTGGTACTAGCAATACTGTCCAGCTGGTGGAGGCTCGCCCCTGTCTGGTTCATTGGGCAAGTCCTGGCCTACCTTCTCGCGCCCTTCATTCCTGTCTTCGCAGAGTGGAGATACGGACCCCTGGACAATAACAATGCCCAAGGGTTTGGCTATCGGTTGCCACATTGGCTGGCCTGGTTCGATACGCCTGACAATGCACTGACCGGGGATGCCGGCCACAGGGAACGGACGGCGTACGCTTCAGAGTACTGGGCAATGGTTCTCTGGCTCTGGCGTAATCCCGCAGTTGGCCTTGACGCGAGTGTCCTGGCGGCGAAGCTAGCCCCTGACGCTTACAGCAGTCACCACGGCGATCCGCTTGTCCAGGACGCTCCGCAGGGTCGTGGTGGTTACTGCCTAACCTTCGTTGGCGACTATTGGAATTGGACCTACATCCTTCCTATAGGTTCCCGTTGCCTGAAGATCGACCTTGGATGGCAGTTAAAAACATTTGTGGAGGGTCATCCCCTCGAGTTAGCAGCACGTTACGCAATGTCAATCCGACTACCGCAATTTAAAACATGAAAGAAGGTATGACCTACGACCGTAGAAAGTACGATCATCTGTCTATGGAACAGAAGATTGATACCGCGCTGGAGCTGCTTGAAGAAATGTCGATTGCCTTTCCCGACGGACCTGCCAAGCACAGGGAAGCCCACGAAGCTTGGATCGAGGCCAAGCATGCGGAGGCTAAATTTTGGAACGAATTGAAACTTGATGTAGCGAAAAAAGGTGTATGGGGGTTGCTGATCATTGTACTTGGGCTGACCCTGCTAGGCCTTGCCACGAAGGTTGGGGTATCACTTAAATAGGGGGTTGTATGGACGCGCTGGAATATTTGATTATCCGTTTCAAGGAAGGGCGCCCACAAGGGCGTGAGGGCTTTACCCTGGGGCAACTGTTCCACAAGGGAAATCCTGACCCTATCTGCAGCACGTTGGAGGACGAGGATCGGCGACTGGAGAAGGGAAATGACAAGGTGCCAGGTCGTACAGCGATGCCACTAGGGAGGTATGAGTTGGAGCTGTACGACTCCCCGAAGCATGGAACGGTTCCGCTGTTCCTGAAAGTGCCGGGGTTCACTTACACGGAGATCCACGGGGCGAATTGTGCGGAACAGTTACTTGGCTGTGTAGCCGTGGGGATGAATCCTACAGCGGACGGAGTGCGGGACTGTGCGCCGGCTGTCGCTATGCTTGTGACGGAGATGCGAAGGGCAGCTGCAACGGGGCAGAAAGTCTTCTGCACAATCGAACGGACGGGGGAGTAGCATGGAAGACTTTCTAGCTGGCATTGCGCCGACAGTTGCAAGCGCGTTGTTGGGGCCATTGGGCGGCCTGGCGGTAGAGGGTATTGGAAAGATCTTCGGGATTGAAGGCGCGACCCAGGAGAAGATTACTCAGATGATTACGGAGGGAAAGGTTACCCCGGAACAGCTAGGGAAGCTGAAGGAACTGGAACTGCAATTCAAGAACGACGAGGCGGAACGGGGGTTCAAGTATGCGGAACTGGAGTTCAAGAATGTAGATTCCGCACGGACGCTGAGGGCTACGACGGGAAGTTACTTTCCAGAAGCGCTGTCTACCCTGATCACTGTGGGGTTCTTCGGGATACTAGGGTGGATGATGCACGACAGGGCAGCTATTGAATCACAGCCCCTGTTAATTATGCTAGGGTCTCTAGGGGCTGCCTTCGGTGCGGTAGTTAACTTCTGGCTCGGTAGTAATAAAGGGAGTGATCGGACTAAGGAACTGCTGGCTCAAGCTACACTCAAGCAGTAGGTCCATACACGGCCCGCTTTTACTTTGCGCTTGATTCGTTGAGCTTGCGCCTGGCAAGAGTGGGCCGGTATGCTGTAGGACTGGGAGTAGGCCTGGCCAGAGGAGAAGGACAGGTAGATGATTAGCAAGGTGCTCAAGGTGCCTCCCCGATACCGATGGCGATATTGAACCAGGCGAATTCAAGGAACACACTTCCATCTACGTCGATGCCGACAGCAAGGGAAGGCGTGAGGAAGAATACGTTACTGCTTATTCGGTGGTAAAGCATGGGAACTTCCTTTCCAGTTTAGGTAGCATACAGGACTCGAGCTTCTTGCAGGTGATCTTGCCGTTGCGGAGCCAGAGGCGATGGCGGCGAATCGTGTTGACTTCACAGCCAAGGCGGGCGGCGATCAGTTCGGAGGGTACCTCCTGACACACGAGGAAAAATGCGTACTCGCAGCAGTAGCCGAGGCCCTTGGTGATGAGGTACTCTACGCTATTCCCACGTGGATTATGGGGCGATAATGTACGTGTAGAATTCATACCAGTGTATCCGGTGTAATGATTGCCTTCGGCTGCGGCGTGATGCTAGGGTTAGCCGCTTGCAACATCATCCCCTTCGCAGTGTTGACGAGAATGATCTGACCTGAATTCACCGCCCCCTGCATGATGCCTTCGAAGTCGCGGAAGTCCGGGAAGTAAACGTGGATCATGCGGTAAGCTTCTGTGTAAGCGATGGTCCCATGCTTCCTAACGAACTCAATGAAGCGCTCGGCTTGCATGGAATCCTCCGTTCGTCCGATGCGAGAGAAGACGTGGTGCATATCCCCCTCGATATCTTCCAGCATTACGTTGGCGAGTTCGAGGTCGGACTTTTCAATGCGGAGGGAATCGCCACGAGAAGCGGAGAGGACCATTGCGAGCTTGTGGAGGTGGGTCTGTTTCCGCGCGGCGTAGCCTTCCATCATCTGATCATCCATACGGGAGCTTGCATCGCGCCAGAACCGCTCGTACCAGGACCTGCCCCACACGCGAGCTTCCTCAGAGATAGTGAAGCGCCCACAGAGCATTGCGATGCGCTCGAGGTCTTCGATCAGGGCGGCTTTCATCGAGGCGTCTGCGTGGCCGACTTGCTCATCCACGTAGGCGACGTAGCGTTCCTTCTTATCCCCGTAGACGAATATACAACGGGAGGCTAGACCGCCGCCGATCATAGATTGTGGCATATTGTCCGCGATCCAGTGAGGAGTAGTCCCCGCTTGGATGTTGATCCAGGGAGCTTCGATGATATCATTCCCGCTCATCTTAGTGATCTTTTCGTAGGACTTCTTACCATCCCACAGTTCGATGAGCAGGTTAATCATATCCTTGTCTTGGATGTTGAGGAGGGAACCAAGCTCGGAGGCGATGAGAGTCAAGGGCGACATGGGATGCCACTCAGCTTCGAACTCGAAGGACTCGGAAGCGTTGGCGAAAGCGGTGACTAGAGCTTGCCACGTGATCGCGTTCGGGCCGAACTTGACGCCAGGAACTTGTTTGAGCAGATCTGCTGCAATGTCAATGGTCGTGGACTTGGCGATGACTCCCGGCGGGCCTACGTAAATGATGTAGAAGGAAGGGTACCAGGAAAACCGTTTCATATCTATCCACACGCGACGGCGCAGACAGCCTGCAATGGTTCCCACGGCGGCCCAGAAGTGATTACGACGGGGTGCCTCGGTAACGGACGCGAAGTCCAGATACGCGGTGATCCAGTCAGGGTAGTTTCTATTAGACACAATCGCCCCAGGAGATGGTACTCGTTTTAATTCCAGTAGGTATGATCAGTGGTTCATCGTACGGGATGACTATCTTGGAGTACCGTTCCATCAGCGGAAGCAAGGTCGCGCGGCGGTGGGTAGGAAACTGCCCCGCAAGTGAGTCGTGGACTTGAAGGAGGACTTGTACCTCCGGGATGTTCTCGTAAAATGCCAGCCACGCGCGGTTGATAACGATCCCCACTGTAGATTGCGGAATCCATGCCACTGCGGCGGGGAGAAGATTCTCATCAATCCTATCGAAGACGTACCAACGATAGCCGAACTTGTTCTCGACGTAGCGGAACTCGCGGACTTGGTTAGTAACGCGCTGGTGCCATTCGAGAATGCCTGGGTGCGCAGCGAACCAACGCTTCTGCGCTTGATCAATCTCGTGGACTCCGCGTCCTGTATGCGCCGCAACCGTTTTAGCCTTACCGAGGTAGTTAGTAGCATGACAGAATACCTTTGCGAATTCGCGTTTGTGTTTACGGGGAGACTTGTGGTCAAGGTAACGCGGGTGGGTCTCGACGAGTTCCTCTAGCGGCGGTGGTTCCTTGTTATCAATACCGTAGGTGTTGAGTAAGTGAATGTCCGCGCCCATGCGAAGAGCGGCTTTGAGCATCGGGTCACCAGATTCCCAGACGACTACCTGAAGGTCCGCCCGATCCAAGTCCATGTCGAAGAAAGTGAATCCTTGATCAGGGCCGTACATGCTGCGTATGTTAGGCAGAGTAAAATCCATACTACCTCGAGCTGCAGCTTTGCCGGATGACTTGGACTTTTCAGACGGTATCGTTTGCAGGTTTCCACCTGAGCCAAAAGGATTCTTACTCGAACTAAGTCTGTACGAATACGGTGCAGATTTTCCACCCGCATCTCCTGCGATGTTAAAAGAGCAACGCATACGCCCATCCGTATCCAGTGGCATCATGACGAAGTCTTTAAGGAACTTGTACAAGGTGCGAATGTCCAGGATCGCGTTGCAGATTGGTTTAAGAAGGGGTTCACGGGCAGAGATCTTTGCCATGCTCTCGTCGTCGCAAGAGGCTGACATGGTAGTATGCCCGTTGCGGACTACGCGCTTGAGTATCTTCGGCTGTGCCATGTCTTCGTAGAAGAAGGCTTGCATTTGCTTCGGCGACTTCGGATTGATCGCGTGGCCAACTACGTTGTATAGGAAGGCTTCTCTGTGGGAGAGCTCTTCCTGGATATCCATAGCCATTGTAGCTTTGACCTCCGGACGGATACGCACACCGAGGCGCATGGCACGGAGGACCGGATTGAACATGCGCTGCTGGTAGGAGTCGACCTCGGCCAGCCCCATGACCTTGACGGACTGTTGAAGGACCTCACCGGCCTCCCGAGTGTAGATACAGTCTTGAAGGTTGTACGTCCAACGCTGTTCCTCTGGTATGTTCGATGCGATCTTTCCCTCGTCCTTCCAGTACACGTACCAGTCGCAGTACATGGATGCGATAAAGTCCAGCCCCTTCGGCATGGCGCAGAAAAGGGAGTGTTGGGATATCATTGTATCCTGGCCGCCGTGGGGGAGGAAGTGCCAGTGACGGTAAACGTACTGCGCGTCGTAGAGACCGTTCTGCCAGCGGACACGGCAGTTCTTATGCGTGAGGAGCTTGTACAACTTAAAGATGATTACGGTTTCCTCGTCCAAGTTCCAGTAGCCCTCCTTCCTTCCCTGCGCCACGAAAGGAATACAGATCGCTTCGGTGCGTGACCAGCTGATTCCGATGCAGTCAATATGCTCGTAGCGTGTTTCGATATCGAAGTCGAGCCAGAGTTCATCAGTAACTTGCACACGTGCAAGAAGCATGTTGAGGCAAGCTATAGCGGAATCGAAAGAGGGCCGGACTTGGAACTGCCACTCTGGTTTGTTATCGTAGGTCGCCGTAGTCATATGTCGCTTGGCGCGCTTGAGGTCATTTACTGCAATCGCGCGAAGGTCCCATTGGCGGTAGATCGCGGAGGGGTGGTAGGTTGGTATTACTTTCGGCTTCCGGGGGTGCGTGGAGTACAGGAGCGAACCTCTCCACTTCGGCACCGACCACAGATCTGTGAGCGCCCACAGGGCAACAGAGCCCATCGCGATAATGAGGTTAGGCTGGACAAGATCAATTTCAACAGCGAGTGCACGGCAACCTGCACGAAGTGCTTCAGTGACATACATGCCTTTATAGAAATGATGATTAAGGGTGATGTCTTTCTTAGCCTTAGCGATGGCATCGAAGGGGATGGGGTAATCGCAGACGCAGGTAGTGTAACACTCACTCCGCATGATGCCGGCTTCATGGAGCATACGATTGAGTTCCTGCCCCACGCTGCCGGAGAATGGCATGTTGAAGCGAATGTCGTCGTGGGACCATGACTCACCGACGATCATTATACGCGAGGGGATTGGGCCTTCGCCGGGGCGTGACATTAAGAACCTCCTTGTACTGAGCGGGCGTAGAAAGCCTCTTGTACCGCAGGGTCGTTAAGTACTACTCTTGCGTACCCTATAATAGCAGCGACTAATTCAGCGGTTTTATACCCTGGCATCAGCCCACACTTTGCCGCAAGCGCCCTCAAATGGGCATCACTAATGGACGGTGCGTAGGTAGGCTTCTGGCCATAGAACGGCTTCTGATCCTCAAGCTCCGCAATCCTGTCAGCAGCCCTACTCAGGGCGCTCACGATTGGACTAGCTGAGTTAGCAGAATACAAATCTTCTGCAAGACAGCGCAGTTCGTTTACAAGATTCATTTTGTTATCCCCTGTTCTATGTCCCTAGCCTTACGGCGAAGTTCAAATGGAAGTAGCCCTGTTCCGCCAAGATGATCTTGCTCTTTGGCGACTACGTATAGACAGTCAGCAATCTCCTGCCTGATTCTTGCATTGATCCAGTCAAGTTCTATGTCAGATCACTTTATCCCGCCGACTAAATCGGGGTGGCCACTAAATACAATGGGTGTCATTTTCAATCCATTCCTAAAGGGCTAATGTGCGGTTGATCATCAAGGGCGTGCCATGCAGAAAGGGCCTCGTGTCCAGAATCCCACCACCTGCTGACGACAGCCATGTCCTTTGTATCCAGCAACAGGCACTCAAGTTCAAGCGCGAGACGGTGTGCGGCGCATTCGATGTTTGCCTCGCGCGAGTCTTGCAGCTTCTGGAATTCGGCGAAGATGGTGGCCAGGTGATTTGCAGGAATAAAGGGAATCACCCCCTGGTCGATAAGTCGTTCTGCAATCTCGCGCAGTTGTTCTGGTGTGATGTTCATTTCCATTCCTTCTCTTGGTATAGTTCTTTCAGCGCTTGGTAGATTTGTTCTGGTGGCATTTCCTTACACCTCCGTGAATATTTGACCAGCGAATCTGATACCAAGTATCGTTGTCCCAATCAGCATCAAGTCTCCACATAATGCAACGGCGTTTCTTGGCGAGTTTCATTCCGGCTTCTCCAGTTCTGCTGCCCATTCTTTCAGGTAATTCGTCGCGCAACTGACTTCGCTTATGCTGTTTTCACCCGTCCGCACCTTTTGTTCAAGCATCATAAAAGCCTTCCTCAACACCTCCGCATCATGCTTACGGAGCCAAGCGAAAACATCTGGCGACGTTGCTTTGATTGCTTTGATTCCAAGTTCGTATGACCTATCTGCGTACTTTGTGAACTTATGGGCGGCTAAAAGAGCTTCGTGTAGCATCGCAACTTGGGCTTCCGCTTTGTTCATCACAGTCCCTCCAGCAAGTCCTTCGGATTTACCAGCCCGTCCAGCCGCCTCATGGCAATAGCGTAGCTGCCGGCATCAACCTCTACTCCCGTAGCTATGCAGCGTAGTTCGTTCGCCGCCGTGAAGATAGGGCCTGTGCCACAGAAGGGGTCAATGACGGAGTTGCCTGGTAGGCAGGACCGAGACAGCAATTCCTGATATAGCGCGACGGGCTTCTGTGCACCATGCCCGAGGTTAGTATCGGGAGGAAAGTCCAGCACATCCCCTGCCATCTTGAGTACAGGCCTCTTCCCCTTCACCGCGTACAGGATGAATTCGTACTTTCTCTGAGGACCTTGTTCTGGCCACGGAGCGCGGGAACCATTACGCTTGTACCAGATCAGCGGGGTGCGGAATACTGTCCAGCCAGCCTCAACCATGAGTGCCTTGAGCTGGCTGAAGCGATCCGGGTCGCAGAAGCAATACATGTGCGCTTGCTGTTTGGCGATACGAAAGCCCTCGAAAGCAAGGGCCGTTGCACAGCGCATAAAGGTTTCGTAATCGTCCTTGTATGCGTGGGCACCTTCCGCTCTGCCGCCCGAATCACCGAACTCATCTGCACCCATGCCGTAGGGCGGATCTGTCAGGATTACGTCGTAGCTTTGGTCCCTGTATCCGGATAGCCAGCTAGTCGAGTCTTCGTTGAAGAGTGTATGAAGTTTTGCCGAGAACGTGCGGCCAACCTGAATGCCCAGTTCAGCATTCTTTGCAGCCGTCTCTTCTTTACGGAGTATCTTAAAGGCTTCGTCGACAGTCTTTGCAGCTTTGATTGCTGGGTTGTTGAGATGCTTCGCAACAATGATCTCGCGACGGGTTGTCTCCTGATTAACACCTTCACTCGAGCCACGAACCTCTTCAGAGATGGCGGCGATGGAGGGCATCGGTAGGCCGGCTTGCAGTGCTTGGGCTTTACGCAGATTAGTAAGCCGCGCCACTGCAGCGGCCTTTTCCTGCCAAGTGAGGTTTTCACGTTGAAGATTCTCCTCGAGTTCTGCTTCCTCGGCCGCAAGGGGATCGAGCTCACTGAGGAGGGTGTGAGGGACAAGGCCGGCGGGGACGGGCTCATCGTCGTAGTTGAAGGTCTGGCCAAGTGCAATCAGGTCCTTCATTGCGCGAAGGCGGCGTTCACCTGCGACAAGGATATACTGGCCATCGACGTAGCGGAGAACGATGGCTTGCAACAGTCCATTCGCCTCGATACTGCCGCCGAGTTCCGCAAGCTTCGTAGCGTCGAAGTGCTTCCGCTGCCGCTCCGGGGCTACGATGATAGAATCTGCGTTGATAAAGCGTTTCATTTTGTGTGCATCCAGTTAAAGAGTCTACGAACGAAGTAGCCACGGATCACGGAGACGACTGTGAAGATGAGGCCGAGAAGGAAATTATTGCTGAGCGACACGGGAATGCTGAGGAGCGGGAAGGCTATCAGCTGAGTTGCGAGGGCGACGAAGTAGCCGATTGCTACGCCTACGCCTACTTCAATCATTGATTGTAATCGAGTTTGAGTCATAAGGGTCTCCTAGGGGAAAAGGGGAGGTGGATCGCTCCACACTCCCCATGCGCTACACGGGCGACTTAGCTCGGAAGAACCTGAGCAATGCGTTCCTGAATGTTACCATCGTACAGCTCGTGGGCGATCTTGACCTTCACAACCTTGCCGGTCAACATACGCCAAGCGAAGACTTCGCCCGGAGTGTTCAGGCCGGTTGCGTCGCGGTAGTTCTTTTGCTGACGGTTCTTGCCTTTGCTGTTGTCGATGCCACCCTGGGGGGTGAGGTCCAGAAAGGCCCGGTCAGTGATGGTCAGCTCGGAGGGAAGGCCCAGCCCCTGCACGCTGGCCGGAATCTGAATCTTCAGCGGGATGAGCATAGACACCCAGGGCTGACCGATGCGCTCGCCTTTGCCGATGGTGCCAGCGTCCGTCTTGATTTCGCCGACGACTGCGAGGTAACAACCGGTTTCGTCCTCAGGATTCTCCGTCGGAATGTTCGGGCGCTTCTCGTTGACTTCGGTAACTTGTGCGTCGAGGAAGCTGTTAGGATCAAATGCAGACATGGTGATACTCCTTGGTTAAGGTACTACGGTAAGAGGGAGAGTGCCCTCGGCTCACTTGTTGCTCGGTTAAAACGGGATATCGTCATCATCCCAGTTGCTTGGTGCTTTGGTATTTGTTGCAGGTGTTGCGGCCTTGCGTGGAAAAATATTTATCCAGCCTTCCCACTCGGCAGACGGAAGGGGAAGCGCGTCGATCTTGATACTGATTCGCTCGCCGTCCTTAAATGCGACTCCCATCTTGATGTAGGAATTCTTGGCTCCTTGTTTCACACAGGCGCACGCATCACCGAGAAGTTCCTTGGCCATTACAAATACTCCGTTGAACGCTTGACGAGTTTGACTCGCAGCGAATGGGGGTCAAAGGCCGCCTTCGGGTCGTCGCGTGGGAAGGATTTCTTGAACTCCTCCATCGCGTCGATCAGAAAGGATTGCATGGCAACCACTGTGCTGCCGGCAGGGATACGCAACTGCACGGAGAACTCGGCGGTGACTACAACGCGCTTGCTCATAGCCCGCTCCTCTTCTTCCATACGTCGAAGATCAAGGCGTAGTCCGGTGTGATCTTGGACTTGTAACCGAGGCTCCGCGTCTTGGTGTCGACTCCATACGCAGCAGTGTCCCATGTGAACTTATCATTGTCGCGCTGCGTGTAGATCAGGTCTGAGAACAGCGGAGGGATTTCGGTGGCAAGTGCTTTCCCAATCGACTTGATCATAATCTTGGTCGTCTGCGTCACTGCGTCAGTCTCCCTATCCACGTGGGCAGTCATGACGAAGGGGCACTGACAGCCCTGGGTAACAAGCCGGAGGAAGTTCATCAGATTATTCTGCGCGATACCGTAGTCGCCTGGGCTGGCCATTGGACGAGCTCCGATCTGCATCTTCAGCGCGGCATTGGATAGCTCGGTGAGGGAGTCGATTGCGAAGATGCGCTTGATCGGGAAGCTGTCGACGGCGCCAAGGTCCTTTCCCGTGCGGTCATCAATAAGCTTCGCGCAGGTGTTAAGAATCTTCCAGAATGCGTTGTTGTCGCCTCCACGATTCCCGTCCACCGACTTGGCGAGGGCTTCATACGACAGCTTCCCTACATTGTCGGCTGCGGTGATGAGGGCTTTGAGCGACAGCGGCTTCGTCCCTTGCTGATGCCAGTAGACACACGCCGGTGGCTCCTTTCCGTGATCGCGGAAGTAGCCGAGGAAGGTCTCCAGCCCGTTCTCGGTGAAGAGAATCGCCAGCTCAAATCCGTTCTTATCACACCACTCTGCCAGCGTACCTAGCGCGTACGTTTTCCCCGTGCCGGACAGCCCCATGAGGCAAACCTTCGGCCCCATGAGTTGCTGTACGTCGGGGGTTGTGGTTACTTCAGTCATAGTCCACTCCTTGCTAAAAGTGCGAGAAACTCTCGCGTTAATAAATCTTTGCTACACCCGTCAAGGTTCCGCTCGGTCAGGAATGTTCCGTCTCCGCACTCTACGCAACGGCGGACTTCCATCGCCCAGGAACTCTTCACATAAGGCGTATACTTGAAATCGTGTTGATAAACTTCCCTCCCCCACAACTCCCCGCAGGACGGGCAGAAGTAGGCGATGTGTGGCCAATACGCTGAGAAGGACTTTCCATCGACGGAGACGGAACCACAAGCAAGTGTCCGCTCCCCGATGAACTGGTCTTTCTCAAAATACTGTACAGTGGTAATGCCAGTTACCTCTTTCATTTGAATTATCCTCTCCCAAGCGGTGACGCAAGTCGTGCAGGTTCCGACAATGCTAGGCTTCCCGCACGACTCACATGACATGGCTATTCCTCGTCGTGTTCGAGATCGAAGCGGTCGTCGAACTCGTCATGCTCGAGGGTGTCGGCTATAATCCGCTCCTTCAGCGTACCGCCGCCGTGACAGGTGTGGCAGATCGTTCCGTCGTATTGGCCTTCCCCACTGCCATTGCAATCCGAGCAGATTAGATCTTCCTCAGTCTCTTCTACCACTGCGTTGTGACGCCCACAGGCGTGCAGTGCCATCGTTTTCATTCATTTTCTCCAAGCAGACGCTCTTCCCGCTTGACCGGGTCCCAGAGTCTGCGCTCAAATTGCTGGTTAAGAATCGGGGCTGGGTCACGCATCTGGCAGCAGGACTTGAACGGGCAGCCACCGTACTCCGCGCAAGCGTGATCGAGGGAGTAGTTATAATACCCTTCCTTCCACGCGGCGATCATGGCGGCTACGTCGCGGAGGACTTGATTGTACCAGCGATCAATCATCCACTGGGGTCTGTAGGTGATCGCCTCCATCGTGTCGTACTTGGTTTTAAGAATGGATACTCCCCTAACTAAGAAGCCATCCAGCTTAATGCCTGCTCGTCCCGCACCCCAGACGTATGAAGTGAACTGAGATCGAAGGTCCCACTGGCGGGGCCAGCTGGCGCCGAGTTGTGAGGCGGTTTTGTCATCTTCGCCGAGTTTCATATTCTGGTAGTCTACGCACATATCCATGCGACCTGCGTAGAGGATCGGGTTGCCAGTCGTCGGGTGGATAATGTCGATTGGCTCTAAGAAGGAGAATTCTATCCCTCTCCTTCCGTCGGCGAAGTGCATCGGGACTGCTTGATCCGACCCCATAGGATAGCGAGAAAAGTAGAATTCCAATGCACCAGCCATCCGTTCAGCACTCTTTGGGGAGTCGCTGGGGCATTCGAAGTCTCCGTAGGCGGCCAGCAGTGCCTTGAGTCCGTAGGCCACCGAGGTTTCTTCGTCGTGTCCATCCACGTAGTAAGCGATACGGGCCTTCTCCAGCCCTTCCGCATACGCCTTCCCCGCATGGAGATGCACAGACTGGTTTTGAATCTTCCAGTGCTGCATGTACTCAAGGTTGGCCTTGACTTGGCAGGACCTCCACGCCGCGATGAGGGTGGAGTCAACTACCTCCGGAAAGGGCGTATTCATGCTTCCTCCTTTGTATATACGTGAGCTTGCAGCGGGATTTGCGTCAAACCGTACTTCTCCGCATGGCCGACGAAATAGCCAGAACTGTACGAGAACGCATACTTGCCGTTGATGGCTTCCAACTGCTCGCGACAGTCGTCTTCCGTAGCGCCCTCGATGACGGAGAAGTTATCCGCCTGATGCGTCCCGCTGCCGTAGGTGACGTAGAGCTTAGTCATGACGGGGAGCCTCCAGCGCGAGAAGGGACTGAATCTTTTCATCAATCTGATTCAGCTCAATCTGCAACTCCGCTTGCTTTGCAGTCTTGCTGGCGTTCAATTGTTGAGCAAGCCGAACGCGAAGGTCTGCGTCCGACGGAGCCTCGAACTCGAATGAGCCGTTAGTCACTGCAACTGTATCGCCGGTGTTGGAAGGCTCCCAGCCTTGCGCGCGAAAGCGGAACTGCATTTCGTAGGAACTCCAGTCCGCTACAATGTACACTGGTGATTTCATTTCTTTTTCCTCCTATCTCGCCGGTTGAGCAGTCCGGCAACTGTTTCGAGTACGATACACCCGAATAAAACTGATAACGCAATGATGACTGTCACAGGTCGTCCAGTTCGTCCAGCAGATCCTCCGCACTCGGAACCGCTGCAATGGCCTTCTTACGGGCAGTGGTGGAACTGGCCTTGGCGGCTGCCTCCCGCCCACCTCGAAGCATACGGATGGCTTCTTTATAGTCTTCAATCGTGATCGTACCGTCTTGGCAGGACTTCCGCCAGTGTTCGATCTTCGACTGGACCACCGGGGTGATAGGGGAACTCATGGCAGGGACTCCAAGTATTGTTTCAAGTGTTCGATTGTTTCGGGCGTGCCGCTGACTACGCAAGCTCCCGGCATACTGCCGAGATACGGGGCCAGGTCGATTTGGGAGAGGGTAAAGAACTCCCGCGCACGGTCAGTAATGAAACGGCTGAACGCTCCGTGGGGAATGCGCTGTTCAAGGTCAGACCACAGGTACAAGCTGATTCGACCATACACGTCCTCAGGGATGCTGGTGGTCAGTGGCATTCCTTTAATTGGGCTAGGCGTCCGTGCCATCATCAGCCTCCCCGTTGATTAATTCAAAGTCCTCGAAGGGGATGAATTCGCCGTCGACTTCGACTTCGATTTCGTAGTCCCGGGCAGCAAGGCGACTGACAAGAATATTCATCAGTGCGTCCTCATCTTCACCTTCGATAGAGACGGAAGTCCAGTCGTGCCGAAACGGCGGCTGAACGGCAAGTTTGACGCTCATGCTTGCGATTCCTTATTAATGAGAATCTTGATCTCACGGGTGAGGTGGGGGAAGATGTTGACGCCGGCAGGGAATTCAATTGCATCCCCCTCGGCGGTGGTGAAGATGCACTTGGAGGGAAGTTCCGCCCGGAGGACCGCGCTATCTTGGCGGAAGACGTGGAGGTCAGTGAGGCCTTCGCACGGCGGCGAGGTGAGTGTGCAGAGGATATCCTGCAGGACCGTGTAGGCCTTCGCGTCGTAGGTGAGCTTTTCTTCCACGCCGAGCCATCGGCCAGTGACGTATTCCACGTGCGCGCAGGACTTTTCATCCTTGGCCCTAACGAGACGGCGACAGCCGATGATACTGTTATGGATGAATTCGTTGAAGTTCCCGAGCAGCGTCTGCGTGTCGAGATGGACCAGCGCAATGCTGCGCTGCCGCGTCCAGTTTTTCGGGTCCGAGTACAGGGTTTCGGGGGATGCGTGAAGTCCCCTAGGGGAGAGGGACATTTTCTTAATTGGCGATTCAGTCTTGGCAATTGCCTTGACCTCGCGATACAGGTCGCCTAGTTCCATGATGCCGAGCCTCCAGTAGAGAGTGGATTATTAGACGCGGGCATTATCCGGCCATAATCCACGGGTGTGAGCCTCGCTTGAAAAACACTGGGGAGCGGACGGCCACCTGACCTATTCCCGCTCCCCTCCGTGCCGATCAATGGAGGAGGCTCATTTCTTCCATCGCTCTCGGAGTGGAGATGCTCCTAGTGACTAGGCCCACTCGTGGTGGGCTTCGTCATTGCTACATCAAGGGTTTCGTCAGCCTTGAGGCTACTGCCGGATGGTTAGTCCATTTCAGCCAGCGCGTCATCCGCGTTGATCTTGACAGACTTGGCGAGTTTCTCCTCTTCCATCCGCTTGATGACTGCACCTGTCTTGGTGCCCGCCGCGCGGAAGGAATCGTACAGAGCCTTGCGGGTGAGTTCCTTGTCTGCATCGAGTTTCTTCTGCAGGAAGGCCTTGACCGTAGCGAGGTCCTTGCCGGTGACTTCGATGATGGCTTGAACGACGAGGGAAGCGCCGCTGACGCCGCCACCACCGGAGGTACGGCCCTTGCCCCACTTGCCGGCTTGGATTTCCACATTCAGGTCGTCGATAGCGATAACCATGTCATCTTCGGATAGGGGCTTGTCAGCCGGGGCTGCGAGTTCATCACCGAATTTCTGTTCCGCGCCGTGGCCAGCGAAACGGGCCAGAAGGGCGAGAGGAAGGGCGATCAGTCGCGTCGCGCCATTGCGGAAGTCCATGCGGATGGATACTGCACCCGCCTCCAGCTGAAGCACGTTGCTATCAGCATCGTGCACCATCTTCGACTCGTCGATCACGGTTTCCTTGTTCACCTTGCGCTTGCCGGCGAAGCCTACCGTGCGGCCATCTTCCATCCTGACGGAGAGGACTTCCGTTTTCGACTTGGACGGGATTGCAACTGCCTCTTTGGTAACTTCAGTCATTTGAATCTCCTTGTGTAGCCCTTTGGAAAGGGGGCGGCTACGTATTCCCTCGTAGCAGGTGGAACACCTACTCGGAAGGGGGCGGATAGGCCACCCCCAACCGGCTAGATGCTACAGCCCGCGCCGCTTGTTTTGCTTGAAACTGGATTTGGCGCGTTTATTGCCTGCACAGCCCTCGCCCTTGCCTCGCGACTGGTAAGAAGGGAGCTGACTGACTAAAGCTTGCTGACCCGCTGCAACCATTGCGGAAATTGCGGCGAACATAGCGTTAGCTCTTGCGAAAGGTAGTGATTTCATGAGATTGAGCCTCTGAGCCTTGGGTGGGTTAATCGGCCACCGTTCCCGTATTTCGTATTGGTTTGACACATGGAACGCCCGCCGGTTCCCAAGCAATCAATTTATTTTTCAAGCTTCGCAAAATTCTCCCGCGCCGTCTGTGCGTAGGGTTCTGCTAATTGATACGCAAGGGCTACGTCGCAGCCTGAGTAATGCTGTAGGGCGAGTGCGTAGCCTGTGAGAATGCCTTCCTGCCGCATCCACTCGAGAATTCCTTCGTTCTCCGCCCAGTCTTTGACCCAGATCTGGGCAGGAGGGAGGGGGCGCTCTTCGAAATTAACTGAGGCAGTCATGAAGGGTTCGTAGACGTCCTCGGCATCTTCACACTTACAGACGAAGATGAGCGCGGTACCGCCTGTTGCGTAGTTACGCAACATGGGTTCGACTTCGAACTTACTTCCATGCAGTATATATTCCACGATTCTCTCCTAGTTTAATAGCCAGTTTGCAATTTGCTCGGTCAATGCGCCGCCTACCATCCATAGGACGAGCAAGGCGACGAGCCACGGCCAGATCGGATCGCGCGACGGCGACTTATAATTGTACGATTTCACAGCAGCCTCTTTTGTATTCCATACCGGACTCGCAACAGCGACAAGGGACGCCGGGTCATGACTGCCTCCCAGTATGCGGCCAGCCACCGAGCATTGGCTTGGCTGATTTTCCAAGGCATTTCATACTTCATTTCCATTCCTTCGCCATATACCGCAGTGCATCCGCGTGAGGGAGCAACTCCCGCTCCAGTCCTCTCAAATGCGCGATGCTCTCCATTACGAATGCACTGGCCTCCAGCCACTCCACCTTCAGCGCATCCGGCAGCGGCTCATACGCCGCGCAGCTGTTCGTGTACGGAGCCTCGGGGCGCGATTCGCCTAGGTCGAGGCTGACCCCGTTCAGCACGTGCATTATGCCCTCATAATTCCCGTGTTTCATTTCATCACTCCTTCGTCGATCAATTGCCGTAGTCTGCTAATACCAATGAGGCCAGTATTAGCCGTAGTCCTCTACGTTCGAGCAACCTTGCTCACGAAACAGCCCATTTCTGAGCTGTTTGATGCGACAGGCTGAGTCCTGTAATTGCCGCAGTCCTCTACTGTGTCAGTATCACCTCCCCCTTCGGCACCACGATGTGAGTCGAATGCGCCAGCAGAATATCCTGCTCACACTTCGCCAGCATCTCCCCCGTCCATCCGTGGTCCTTAACCACCATAGCCGCCAGTTCATTAAACGCTCCTGCCAGCAGCATCAGCGCTTTCCCCTCCTCCCCCTGCGGCCTCACCACCCTTGCTAGCTTCGCCGCAGCTTCCTGCGCTAGCCCTGCCTGCATAGCCAACCGTACCATGCTTCGTCCGTGCTCCTTCGCAGTCGCACGGATAAATTCCGGCAAGTCGAGGAACTCATCCCCTAGCTCGGATATTGCTTCATTTAGCTTGTCCATAATCATTCCTCCTCCATCGGATTAACCGGAGCCTTCTTAAGCACAAAATCAAACGCCCCGCCTTCCTTAAATCTCGGATCATCCGGCAGTTGAGCCTTTTCCGCCGGAGCTGCTACCTTCGTCATAACTAGCTCCGGCGCTATATTTACCCTTTCCTGCGCCTGTAGCAGCCTTTGCAAAATCCCATCCTGCTCCGCTTGCGTAGGCAGTCTATCCCCTGCCCCCTCCACCCAACTCTCCCCTCTCACAATCCTCCCCACTTGCCCCACGCTCACTCCATAGTGCCTAGCCAACGCCCCTTGCGTCGCGCCCTCTCCATAGTACTTCCGCATTTCCTGCACTTGATGCAAGTCCAGTTTCCTTGTCGCGCTCTTCTTAATCAACATCATCATCTCCTTCTCCTCCTAACCTCATTCCCGTCTAGCCTACTCCAGCACCTAACCGGATTCGGTCGGGGGAATTTAGTTCGTTAGAGTAATAAGAAAAAAAAATATATAAACAAACTACTTTCCCGAAACCCCTTTTCCGATTTAATCCGGTTAGGTGTGCGTAGAGTGTAGCTAGATAGCTAGCTATGGTGTTATGGTGTTACGTGTATATGACACGTTAGCGAGCTAGTTAGTTCCCAAGTAATTCGAGCAGACGTCTTTCCTAGCCCGTCCGCCTTTTTCTTACCCGAGCAGAAAGTACTTCAACCAGTGCCTCGCCCAATACACCCGCTTCCGCGCGTCCGCTGCCTCTTCTGCCAGCCGGCCTAAACGCACCAGCATCTCATTCCGCGCGTTCATGGTCAAGCCCCTCCCATTCCCAGTCCTCGCCTGCGTCTGGAATATCCTGATCTCTCAACGCCCAAGCCAGCATATCATCCAGACCCGCCGCCCGAAGTTCATTCGCAAATTCAGTTCTCGTTACCATGATGAGCCTCCTTCGTGGATAAGGCCACGCCCCCTCGAGCAAGTCGCTCGGAAGAAGGGCCGGATACTCCCCCGCCCCTCGCCCTAGCTACCTAGTCGCCAGTTGCTTTCGAAGTTCCTGCACTTCGCGCACCAAAGCCTCGCGCTCCTCCGTCCAAGCTTGCCGCTCCTTCATCAGCGCTTCATATTGCACTCGAGCCTGCTCCCTCGCATAGCGCACCCGACAGGCCGGCGAGCAGAACAGCTGCCCCGGCTTCATCCGCACCTCCTTATCACAGGTCAGGCAATGTTTCGCCTTCGGTTTGGCTGCCTCTCGCATTGCATCCAGTTCCTCGAATGTTAGCGTGTTTAATACATCACCCATATTTGCTCCCGATTGTGTCAATCAATACCGTACGTACGCGTACGTATATATATGACACGCGTACGTACGTTTGGTTCCCGCGATTGTGTAGGGCGGCCGTACGTACGCGTACATCATCACATCGCGGCCAGTTCAGCCAGATCCTGCTCCGCCCGCTCAGCAATGTACGCTTCATACGTCATGCCGCGTTTCGCTGCGATAGCTTCCCATACCGGATTACGCGCAGCTACTTTCACCTTCGCAGCTGCCTTGATTGACCAGTCGGGGCTCCCTCCGTGGTAATGATTGACCAGCTCCAGCACCGCATCCCGGCGCATCGCATCCGTGACGGTGATAATCGTACCATCACTCTGTTTCCGTGCAATGGCGGCATTATCCCGCAGCCGTTGTTCCCATCCATGCATCTCTGCTGCGTGGTGCAGACTCGAATGCACTCTATCCGCGTCAAACGTAACTGGCTCCGGCGCAATGCCGCCTTCAAACTGGGGCTCGAACGTAAAGACGATTCTGCTCGGCATATTTTCAGGACGTGTAACTTTCATGGTAATTCTCCGGTATTGAACGGCAGCCTATCTGCCCTTCGTACCCGTTTGACACGCGCCCCCACAAGCAGTTCCCACTATTTTGCGTCATCCATCAATTTATTTCTGCCCCAATTCGGTGCATACAACCAGCCCCCCCCCCCATTCCCACGCACCAACAGAGTGCCACCCCCCGCACCAATCCAGCGCGCTATCAATCAGCATCCCCCCCTAAGCCGCGCCCCCACCCACCTTCAAGCTCCCCCACCCTGCCCCATAAACTTGACGGGGGGCAAAAAATAAATTAACTAACCGCCACCCAATGCAGAAAGTAATTTTAGAGTGGGAATAATAGCCCACGTGTATTATGGCCCAATAAGCCACGGGGGTAATACACGAGCCTCACGCCATGCACGGCAACAGGGAACTCGGAAGCAGGCTACGTGTCTAACGTGTATGGAACAGGCCGTGGACAACATGATGCAGGAATTGGCGGAGGAACCGAGTCGGGTTCCTTCGGCCCGTGGAGTGATCGCGAAGGTCAGCTACACTCATGCGGACATGATTGACTTTATTATCTCGAACCCGGGGATCAGTCAAGGGGCCGTCGCCGCGAGGTACGGGTATACGGAGGGTTGGCTGAGTCAGGTCATGTCGTCCGACGCGTTCAGGAACATGATGGCAGAGCGCCGGGGGGAGTTGGTTGACCCGGTCCTCACGGCGACGATCGAGGAGCGCTTTCGGGGCCTCGCCAACCGTTCCCTGGATCGCTTGATGGACAAGCTCAACGCCCCCGTGGTCAGTGATCAGGTAGTACTGAAAGCCGTGGAGCTCGGAGCAAAGGCCCTTGGCATCGGCGGTAATGCTGCACCACAGCCCGTCGTACCAGCCGGCGACCACCTAGCGGCCCTGGCCAATCGCCTCATCGCATTGCAATCGAACATTCGACAGGGAGTAACCATCAATGGCCAAGCAAGTGAAGTCACAGCCGGCTCTGCCGGCATCCAAGATATCTGACGAAGGCGGCAAGGTCGTCGGACGCGATCTGAAGTCCGTGAACCCGAAGCAGAATCGATTTGAACCCACGCCGGCTGAGCCGATGCGTCAACGTTATAAGATGGCAGGAGGTTGCTAATGGAACCGATTAATATTGTAACGGACGCGACTGAGCTTGGCAATGCTCCCGAGGGCGTAACGGATGAGGTTCTCAGGCAGCCTGCTCCCTCGTCCCCGGAAGACCCCTGGGCCGCCGCCGTGCACGACTGGATCGAGCGCCACGAGGCCGAAGGTCCCGCCCCCTACCAAATGTCCTTCGCCCTGTTCATCCACACCAAAGTGGACGAGCTGGTTGAAACCCTGAAGGCCCTGTAATGTCCAAGCCGATCCGCAAGCACGCTCCCCGTCGCACGGGCAAGCCGCCTGCTGGTCGGTCCGGTCCCTATCCTGCTACGCCTGCCAAGATCCGCAAGCGTGCACCCCGCACTGCCGCCTCCCTTCCTTCCAGCGTCCTGCCCGCACCCACCTGCACACAGGACCTGATGCTCGGAACCGGAGGCGGCTCATGTTAATACTTAAGGACAAGGCCAATGGCGAAACCATCAAAGAAGTCTTCGACTTCACCTCGCGCCTTGCCGTCGGCGAAACAATCAGCACTGCAACAGTTACAGCTGCTGTCTACTCCGGCACCGACCCAACGCCCACGCTCGTCTCGGGGGCCGCGACTATCCAAGGGGCACAAGTAACTCAGCTCCTCGCGGGCGGCGTTGCGGGGACCACGTACCTCCTCACATGCTTCGCAGTAACCTCCAGTGGCCAGACGTTGGCTCTGCAGGGTTACAAGGTAGTCACCTCATGACTCCGATCAAGCTCACGGCCGACCTTGTTGAATCCTTTGCGGGAACTTTCCTTTCCCCCAGGTACGACAATCGTGCCGCGACTCCGCAGCTGCACAGGGAAGCCTGGCAGTTGTATTGCTCGGACGCTCCGCAGGTCATGTGCATCGCCCCTCGTGAGCACGCCAAGTCCACCGCCCTCACAATGGTCTACACGATGGCGGAGGTTCTCTTCCGCTGTTCCGACTACGTGATACTGGTATCCAGTACCGAGGACCTGGCCGCCGAACAACTCGGGAACATATCCGAAGAGCTTCACGAGAACCTGGATCTCCGTAGGGAGTTCGGCATCTCTCACTTCGAGTCCGACAGCAAGGCGGATATCATTGTCGTCTGCACTGACGGTCATCGCTTCCGCATCCTGTGTCGAGGGGCTGAGCAGCGCATTCGTGGCCGCATGTGGAAGGGGAAGCGCCCCAACCTCCTCGTCTGCGACGACATGGAAGATGACGAGCAGGTAGAGAACCCGGAGCGGCGGATGAAGTTCCGTCGTTGGTTTTTCCGTGCTGCGAAGCAAGCCTTGGGCCGTTATGGCAAGACGCGGGTACACGGTACGGTCCTGCACGAGGATGCACTCCTTTCCCGCCTCCGCCGCAATCGTTCCTGGAAGCATCTCTTCTACGCGGCGCACGAAGCGTTCGATGATTTCTCCAACATCCTTTGGCCGGAGCAGTGGCCGGAAGAACGCCTCCGTGCTCGCCAGATGGAGTTCATCGAGGATGGCGATGCGGCGGGTTACTCACAAGAGTTCCTGAACAACCCTCTCGACAACTCGGAAGCATTCCTACGCAAGGCCGACTTCCGTCCGATGACCGAGGATGACTATGACTCCCCGAAGATCATCTGCGCGGCCGCCGACTTCGCAGTGAGCAAGGCTGACAAGGCCAACCGTACCTGCTTCGTTGTCGGGGGCAAGGACGTGGACAACCTCCTCCACCATGTAGACTGCCGCGTCGGCCGTTGGGACCCCGTCGAGTGGATCGACGAAATGTTCTCTATCCAGCAGCGCTGGAACCCCGAGGTCTTTTGGGTTGAGGACGGAGTGATCTGGAAGTCAGTCAAGTCGATGATCTACCGTGAGATGCAGGTGCGGGATATCCGAATCAACTTCGAGGCGATCCTTCCTGTCAAGGACAAGGCGACCCGTGGACGAAGTTACCAGCGGCGTATGCGCGCCGGCCAGTGTAGGTTTGACAAACGCCAGGACTGGTACCCAGGCTTCGAACAAGAGAACCTCCGCTTCACCGGCATTGCCCAGGCAACTCTGGATGACCAGTTCGATGCGCCCGCCCTGTTGTCCAAGGGCTTCGACGACTTCGCACAAGTGGAGGACGAAGACTTCTTCGACGAGGATCAGGCGGACCTGGAACGCGGATTTTGGAATCGCAAGTCCGCTAACCAATCAGACGGCCGCTCGGTCGTGACGGGATACTAAATGTTAGTGCTGGATGGTAAGATCGAATTGAATGCTGAGGCAATCGCCTCCGCGAACCTATGCGACCGCTTCTCCGACGAGGACCTGGAACGCATCGGCGTCGAGTGCGTGAATGGTTATGAAGTGGATGAGCAGTCGCGCGAGACTTGGATGCGCCGGAACGAGGCAGGCATGGACCTTGCCCTGCAGGTGCAGAAGGCTAAGACCTTTCCCTGGCCGAACTGTTCCAACATCGCCTTCCCCCTTGTCACCATTGCTGCCATGCAGTTCCATGCTCGCGCCTACCCCGCACTGATCAATGGCAACCAAGTGGTGAAGTGTAAGGTTGAAGGAGCTGACCCCGAGGGCACGCGGACACTCCAGGCCAACAAGATCTCCCGCCACATGAACTGGCAGTTGCTGCAGCAGGACTCCTCCTGGGAAGAGCAAGAGGATAAGGCGATCTTGAATCTCAGTATCGTCGGTACGAACTTCAAGAAGACTTATTACTCTCCGCAGCTCGGCCGCAACGTAAGTGAACTGGTACTCGCGAAGGATCTTGTAGTTAACTACTGGTCCAAGTCCCTTGACGAGTGCCCGCGCAAGACTCACATCGTCCCCAAGTTCAAGAATGAAATCCGCAGTGCTGTGCTGGCGGGAACTTGGCGCGATGTGCTGGACGAGTCGTGGTACGACAACCCTCCGAAGCCCTCGGAAACAAAGGCCAAGCTAGAGCAAGATAAACGTCAAGGTGTTACTGCATCGCAACCGGATGCCACGACTTCCCTGACTTTCCTCGAGCAGCACGTGGACATGGACTTGGATGACGACGGGTATGCAGAACCCTACATCATTACTGTCCACAAGGAAAGCAAGACGGTCGTTCGCATTGTTACCCGGTTTGACGAAGAGAAGGCGATTGAGAAGGTCCCCTCTGGCAAGTACGCGGGCAAGATTATCCGAGTCAAGGCGAATGAATACTTCACCAAGAAGACTTTCATTCCTTCTCCTGACGGCGGCATCTACGATATTGGCTTCGGAGTATTCCTCGGGCCGTTGAATGAGACAGTCAGTTCCCTGGTCAACATGCTCGTCGACTGTGGTGTTATGCAGACGACGGCCGGCGGGTTCCTTGGACGTGGTGCCAAGTTCCGTAGCGGTACCAACGCCCTCTCCCCGTTCGAGTGGAAGCGAGTGGACGCCACCGGGGACGATCTTCGCAAGTCAATCCTGCCCGCTCCGGTCAACGCTCCGAGCGATGTACTGTTCCAACTACTCTCCCTGCTCATCAACTACACGTCGCGAGTGTCGGGAACTACTGACACGACAGTCGGCGAGAACCCTGGGCAGAACACTCCTGCATCCTCCATGCAGACAATGGTGGACCAGGGGCAGAAGGTCTACTCCGCGATCTTCAAGCGTATCTGGCGCTCGAGCAAGATGGAGTTCCAGAAACTCTTCGATCTGAACAAGCGATTCCTGAAACTAGATGCACCTCAGGTCGGGGGCGTGACTCTCCGCGACTACCTGGAGACGAAGGGCGATATTACTCCGCAGGCCGATCCCACGATCACTTCTGACATGATGCGGATTCAGCGCGCGACTATGTTGAAGCAAGCGGCGGCGACTACCCCTGGCTACAACCGGGATGCAGTCGAGATCATTTGGCTGACGGCCATCGGCATCGAGGACATTGAGAAGATCTTTAAACCCGGCGCACAGCCTGCCCCGAACCCTGATGTGATGATTGCTAAGATGGCGGTGGATGGTAAGACCGCTACAGTGCAGGCACAGGAGGCGACCAAGCAAGCTGCCCTGCAACTCAAGCAAGCTGAGCTCCAACAGTCCGCACAAGAGTTCATCGTGGCCTTGGAGGAAGAGCGCCGCGTTAATGATGCGATGATCCTGGACTTGCAATCCAAGGCGATGAAGAACTCTGCGCAGGCACAGTCCGAGGAAGCGTTCTCGCAGGCTGCTATGATTGAAGCAGGTATTAACCAAGCGGAGGCTGAGCGCAGCCGCATCACAGCTAACATTGACCACATGCTGAAGGCAATTGAGATAGCATCGCGGCACAAGATAGGTATGCAACGGAGTACTTCAAATGTTGACTGAAGAGGATTTCAAAGATTGGAAGCACCATCCGATGACTCAGGAGCTGATGAAGATCCTCGAGTCGAAGCGGGATGAGCTTCGTCGATCCTGGGAGGGCGGTTCGTTCACGGACTACTCACTCGATACCACGGCCCTGGTGAACGTAGGCAACTTGGGCACGTGTAAGGGTTACGCTTACGTAACCGATTTCACCTACGAGGACTATTCAACGGAGTTAGAAAATGGAAAACCTTAGTGGACTTGCCCCTCGCGGCGTTGCAGTATTGATTGAGGGCTATGACCCGGAACGCAAACACGCTACGATTATGCTACCGGACTCGGTCCAGGGGCGTCAGTCGATGGTGGAGAATCGTGCTCGTGTAGTTGCCATTGGTCCGTCGGCCTGGCACGATGAACCGCAGCCCCGCGCACAAGTCGGTGAGCGCGTCCTCGTGACGAAGTTTGCTGGCTTCCTTGCCAAGGGGCCTGCGGACGGTAAGATGTATCGCCTGGTGAATGACCGCGACATCTTCTGTGCCATCACGCACGAGGAGCCTGAGCATGTCTGACATCGAATCAGCCGCCACGCCAGAGGCGCAAGCACAGGCAGAGAAGATGGGCTGGATTCCTCCGTCGCGCTACAAGGGTGAGCCCGAGCGTTTCGTCGACGCGGATCAGTACATTGAACGCGGCGAGACGATCCTGCCGATCGTGAAGGAACAGAACAAGCGTCTGCATGCTCAGGTCGACACACTGGCGCGGCAGGCGCAAGAACAAACGGCGGCACTGTTGGCCGCGCAAGAGGCGATTGAGTCTCTGAAGGAAGTCCACTCCGTCGCCGTAGTGAGGGCCGCAGAAGAAGCTCGCATGCAGTTGAAGTTGCAGCTGGCCCAGGCGTCCGAGAACGGGGACCATCTTGGCGTTGCCGAGCTGACGGATCAACTCACCAAGCTGAATAAGGAAGAGGCCAAGCCTGCTCCGAAGCCGGCCCCGCAAGCTCCTGCACCCTTCGTGGTCGCACCAGAGTTGAAGGAGTGGCAAGCGGAGAATCCTTGGTACGGTTCAGATCGCCGCAAGACCGCGCTCGCCCTTGGCATCGCGCAGGACCTTCGCGACAAAGGAGAGACCGCAGTTGGTCGCGCCTTCTTCGAGCTCGTTGGCGCGGAGATGAAGAAGGAACTTGGCATCGACCAGCTTGAGCCCGCCTCCAAGGTTGAAGGCGCTCGCAGTGGTTCGACGGACACTCGCCAGTCCCGCGCCTCAGGTAAAGGCTTCGCCTCCCTGCCGAAGGAGGCCAAGGACGCATGTGATGCTGACGCGAAGAAGTTCGTAGGCAAAGGCAAGAAGTACGAGACACAAGATGCTTGGCGTGCGCGCTACGCACAGATCTATTTCGGAGAATGATGATGGCAACTGAACTGAAAGACCTCGCAGGTCGCGGCAAGGGTAACGCAGAACGCAAGCGTATCCCGATGAGTACTCCGGTGCAGAAGCTGGAGTGTCCTGAAATAGAAGGTTACCATCTTCATTGGTTCCTGAATACGCCGGCCCGCATCCAGCGTGCTGTGGACGGTGGGTACGAGTTTGTGGACGAAAGAGAAGTGCGGATCAATTCGGTCGGTCTGGGCGGCGACTCAGCCGCCTCCGGTAATACTGATATGGGTTCGAGAGTGAGTGTTATATCCGGCGATGCGGTGGGCCTTGATAACCAGCCCTCCCGTCTGATACTGATGAAAATCAAACAGGAGTGGTACGAGGAAGATCAGCAAGCAAATGAACAGCGGAATGATAAGGTTGCGGAAGCTCTCCGTGGTGGTAGCATAGGAGCCGAGCAGGAAAAAGGCACTGATGTAAGACACCGCTACGTGGATAAGGACCGTACCAAACTTCCAGACATCTTTACACCCAAGCGCAAGTCGCGCTAACGCACGGAGGCTTATATGCCAAACGCAAACCGTCCGTCCGGTTACTCTCCTGTTCAATATCTGAACGGGGCAGCCTGGAACGGCCAAGCAAGACTTTACTCCATCGCCGCCGGCTACGGTACGGAACTCGCCATTGGCGACCCCGTTATCAGCTCGGGTATGGCTGACGCCAACGGTATCCAAGGCATTGCACTCGCAGCAGCAACGGGTGCAGTGCGTGGTGTCATCGTAGGCCTTGGTCGCAGCATTGGCGTGATGGCCAACTACTCCAACCTCGATACCACCAAGCGTCCCGCGTCCGACCCGAACGTCTGGTACGCTATGGTAGTGGATGATCCTAACGTGCTCTTTGAAATCCAAGAAGAGTCGAACGGCACCCAACTCGCTGCTGCTGATATCGGCATGAATACTGTGCCAGTCTCTGCAGCTGCCGGTACGTACATGTCCGGCTGGCAACTCCGCTCTGCAAGCGGCGCGACCCCTGCCACCACCGCAACCCTGCAGCTGCGCCTCATGGGCCTGACTCAGAAGTTCGGTAACGGCTTCGGTCCGTACGCGAAGCACCTCGTGAAGTTTAACGTCCATGAGCTTGGCTCTGGCACTGGCGCCGCTGGCGTCTAACAGGAGACTACAATGCCTACAGGCGTTATCAATACAGGCAGTCACCCGAAGCTTCTCTGGCCAGGCGTGTTCACCACGTGGGGTCAGATCTACGACGAGCACGAAAAGGAATACACGGACCTTTACAACGTCCAGTCGTCCGACCGTGCTTATGAGCAGGGTGTTCAGATCTCCCCCTTTGGCCTCGCGCCAATCAAGCCGCAGGGCCAGGGTATCACCTATGACGGTGAAGTCCAGGGCGCTATTACCACCTACCAGCACATCGCCTACGCTCTCGGCTACATCGTGACGTACGAAGAGCTGCAGGACAATCAGTACAAGGAAGTGGCGACTCGTCGCGCGGCAGCCAATGCCTTCTCGATGAGTCAGACGGTGGAGAACGTAGCAGCGTTCCTCTACAACAACGCCTTCTCCACGACCTACTTCACCACGGGTGACGGCGCAGCACTTTGCTCCACGGCCCACGTGAACGCGACTGGTGGTAACTTCTCCAACGCACTCTCGCCGGCGGCTGACCTCTGCGAAGCTTCCTTGGAAGATATCAGCGTCCAGATCATGGGCGCGCAGAACGACTCGGGCCTGCTGATCAACATCATGCCCGAGTCGCTGCATATCTCCCGCAACGAGTGGTTTAACGCGAACCGTGTTCTGCAGTCGGTGTTGCAAGCTGACTCTGGTAATAACAACATCAACGTGTTGAAGGCCACGAACGCATTCCCGAAGGGCATCAAGCTGAATCATTACTTCACAGCTGCTCACCCGTGGTTCGTTCGTACCAACGCTCCGGAAGGCATGACCATGTTCTGGCGCGAAGAGCCGTCGTTCTCGCAGGACAATGACTTCGATACAAAAAATGCTAAAGCGGCTTCATACATGCGCTTTTCCGTTGGCTGTACCGATCCTCGCGGTATTTTTGGCTCCAACGGGCCGTGACGCATAATGGTCTGTAAAGCTAATAGCTGCGGCAGACCGGCTCGGGAAGATGGCTATTGTTTAAGCCACTCTCCCGAGCGTCAACGCGTAAGCCGAAAAGCTAACGCAGAACGTTTTAAGGGTTATACTTTAAAGCGGGACTATGGAATTGCTTACGAGCAGTATCAAGAGTTATTGAAACAGCAGGACGGGCGTTGTGCTATCTGTAATGAAACGCCTACTGATAAAAAGTTAGCTGTAGATCATTCACATGCAACTGGAGTTGTTAGAGGTTTACTGTGTTCAGCTTGTAATGTAGGCTTAGGCCATTTTAAGGATTCTATAGAATTGTTAAGCAAGGCTGTAGAGTATTTAAACAGACCCGCACCTAAGGTTAACGCTTTTGTTGCAGACTCTTTACTGGAAGAGTTATTGAAGTTATAATTTAGCACGGGCGTTATGTTCCAATAATCCCCGTGCGCATCAATGAGCAGTCCGAGTAAGCAGCAGCGTGCCGGCGTACCCCGGCAGACCCCTGGGGGCATGGCCCTCACGCAAAGGAGATTCAAATGCCAATCGGCGGAATGATAACAAACTTCCCACAGGGCTTCACTAGCGGCCTGACCGTACGCGGTATGCCCCTTGTCCAGACTCAACCCGGCAACGTGTTCTGGGTTAACAACAGTACCACCATCAATGCCTACACCAAGGCTGGTAGTGACTCCAACCGGGGTTCATACCTGGCCCCGTTCGCTACCTTGCAAGGTGCGGTCGCTCAGTGCAAGCCCGGCAACGGCGATATCGTGATGGTAGGTGCTGGCCACATCGAGCGTATCAGCACGGCCACGGCGTTGAACCTTGCGGTCTCCGGTGTTGCGATCATCGGCCTGGGTTCTGGTAACCTGCGCCCTCAGTTCATTCTGGACACGGCAGCCACTGCAGTCATCAACGTCTCCGGCGACAACCTCTCGATCCAGAACTGCCGCTTCACTGCCAACTTCGCCAACATCACCAAACTGTTTAACCTGACTCATGCCAGCATGACAGGCAAGGTTGATAACGGGGTGCTGACGATTACCGCAGCGACCACGGGCACTCTGTTCGTCGGCAACCTGATTAACGGTACGAACACTCCGGCTAACGTGTACATCACAGCCCAGTTGACTGGTACCGCCGGCGGCGTGGGTACGTATCAACTGAGTCAGGCTTATACGGCCGCTTCCACGACCATCACTACTACGCAGAAAAACTTTGCGCTGGACAACTGTGATATCGCGGATACAAGTGCGGTGCTGAACTTCCTGACGCTGTTCACTACCGGCGCCCTGGCTAACGCGTGTGATGGTCTGCAGATTACGAACAATACGATCTCGTCGCTGACTGCGGCAGGTGCTGCCAACCTGTTGAGCATCGGTGCTGCAGCTGACCGGGTGAAGATCACAGACAACTACTACGCCGCCGTCACCACGAACACAGGCGCCGTGATCGTCCTTGCCACCTTCAACCTGACCAACTTCCTTCTCCTTCGCAACATCTTCGTTCTGGTGAACGCAGCAGCAACGGCGACTGGTTACTTGATCACGGGCAGTGGCACGGCTTGCACGGGCTTCATCAACGGCAACTATGACTTCTGCCTTGCCAACACGACGTACCTCAACTCCTTGCAGGTCACCGCCGGCACCGGTCTGCGCTTCGGCCAGAACTGGCACGCACGTACAGCTGACAAGTCTTCGGGAGTTGTCCTTCCCGCAGCTGACGCTTAAGGAGAACTACGATGGCTAACCGTGTACAGGTTACAATCCTGGAGGAAGGCCCTCGTAACGTTCGCGTCTGTGTGGCGGGGGTGCTGGACACCGCCAACCTCTCCGCACAGACCGTCCTTACGTTGGCGCAGTGTACGAACAACGATCCGATGGCTAACGGGGTGCTGAAGGGCTTTGCCCTCCAACGCATTCAGTACGCTGTCAGTTCACCACTGGCCTGTGTCTTCGATTGGCATGCTACGACTAACCAGCTCATGGCCGCCGTGTGCGACTCGAACGAACTGGACCTGGACAGCTCTGGCGGACTGTTCCCGCAAGACCTCAACGCAGCCGGTTGGAACGGTACGGTAGAACTTGCCACGTTTGGGTGGGCAGGGATTCTCGTGTTCGACTGTGTTCTCGACTTCAAGAAGATCTACAAATGACAACTCCCGCTGACAATACGCCAATCTCTATCATCACTGATGCGTACCGTGATGCAGGTCTGCTGCCTGCAGGTGAAAACCTTAACAGCGATCAGATCGTAAACGGTATGCGGAAGATGACGGACCTTATCAGTCTCTGGCAGACCCAGGGTTGTAAGCTCTGGCTCAACCAGGACTTGCCGGTTACGCTGTCAGCGGGTGTTGCGGATTATACTTTCGGTCCTGCTGCGGGGGTGGTGATGAGCGCTCCTTTGCAAGTGATCGACGCATTCTATACGGACGCGAATGGCGTCAGGCGTCCGCTGAGTCCGCTGAGCTGGAGCGACCATAACAGGTTGAGTCAAGTTACTCAGACGGGTCAGATCAATCAGTACTTCGTTGACAAGCAAGCGACTCAATTGAAGGTCAGCTTCTGGCTTGTGCCGGATGCAGTGGCCGCGACGGGGGTTGCTCACTTGCAGATTCGTAGGCGCGTCACCGGCTTCATCAACGTGACGGAGACCCTGGACTTTCCGCCTGAGTGGCGAATTGCACTTCGCTGGGGAGTCGCCGACGAGATTTGCACGGGGCAACCCCAGGCGATCATGGACCGTTGCCAGCAGCGGGCGATGGGGTATCGTGATGCGTTGGAGTCTTGGGACGTGGAGGATGCTAGTGTTCTGTTCACCCCCGACGCACGGACGGGTGTACAAGGAGCGTTTCGATAATGCCACAGGCGCAGACGGTCCAGCAGCCTCCTAGGTTGCCCCTGGTTCTGCAACCTGCCAATCGTGATGGCACGACGGGCAAGGATGCGAAGCTCCTCAACGGGTATGTTGAGAAGGGGGAGAAGGAAGGCGAGTACCAGTTGTACAAGCGTCCCGGACTAAAGCAGACGGGGGCTACACAGACGGGCAAGGGCTACGGAGTGT